AACTCCCGGTGATAAGGTAATCAATTTTTGCGAAAAAACAAAACAATATAAAGAAGACACTATCGTTAAAGTTCATAAAAATTTAACACATAGTCAAAGTGAAAAAATGTTAGAGTTAGAGTTTAACAATGGTATAAAAATACAAGTTACTGCTAATCATAAATTCCTTACAAATAAAGGATGGATCAGAGCAGATGAATTAACTGAAGATTTAGAAATTATTGACATAACTACTAATTTTAATAATTTTGATATCAACACACAAAATAAAATAAAGAATTTGTATGAAGCTTATTAATAAAAAAGAAATTTTAAAACCAACCGAAGTATATAATTTACACATAAAAACTGATCATAATTATATTGCAAATGATGCTGTTGTTTCCAATTGTCATATGGCCAAGGCCGAAGTTCTAAAAAAACTACTTACACAAAACTTAGCTAACGCTCCTATACGTTGGGGACTAACTGGTACTATTCCTAAACAAGATTTTGAATATCAAGCACTGCGAGCAAGTTTAGGTGATGTAATAAATCATGTTAGTGCATACGAATTACAACAAAAAGGTGTGTTGAGTAATTGTCATGTAAATATTGTACAAACAGCCGAGTGGAAAGAATTCGGTAGTTATGCCGAAGAACTAAAATTTCTTGTTACAGACACAGATCGTATGACATTTTTAAGTAACATGATAAACACTATAAGCCAATCAGGCAACACGCTAGTTCTTGTTAATCGTATTGATTCAGGTAAATTACTTGTTGAATCATTACCAGATGCAGTATTTGTTAGCGGTGAAGTAAAAACAAAAGATCGAAAAGAAGAATATGATGAGATTAAAACTGCTACTAACAAGATTATTGTGGCGACTTATGGTGTGGCCGCTGTGGGTATTAATATCCCTCGTATTTTTAATCTGGTTCTTTTGGAACCCGGAAAAAGCTTTGTTCGAGTTATACAAAGCATTGGACGAGGTATTAGAAAAGCAGAAGATAAAGACCATGTAGAAATTTGGGATATTACAGCTAGTACCAAATATGCTAAACGGCATTTGACAGAACGTAAACGATTTTATAAAGAAGCTAAATACAATTACTCAATACAAAAGGTAAAGTATTAATATGCAAATTGTGGATAACAAATATAGAAAATGGTACAATAATATTATAAATCACGCTAACAATAGGACAGTAGAGGGTTATACTGAAAAACATCATATAGTTCCAAGAAGTCTAGGCGGAACTGATGATAATAGTAATTTAGTAGAATTAACTTCTAGAGAACATTTTGTTTGTCATTTGTTGTTAACAAAATTTACAACAGGATACGATAAAAAATTAATGAATTTTGCGTTGGGAAAATTTATTCAAAATTCTCCCTTACAACAAAGAGCTTTTAATTCTTGGGAATATAGTAAAATTAGAGAAAGTATATCTGAAGCTCGGAAAGGACACAAACATTCTGAAGAAACTAGAAAGAAAATGTCAGAAAAAGCAAAAGGGCGTACTCCGTGGAATAAGGGAAAACCCGGTAGGCCTTGCACAGAAGAAAGAAAAATGTTATTATCTAACTACTGGAAAGGTAAACCTAAATCCGACTCACATTCAAAAAACATCAGCAACGGAAAATTAGGCCATACTGCTGGAATGACCGGAAAACATCATTCTGATGATACTAAAAAGAAAATGAGTGAAAGTCAAAAAGGACCAAAAGGTCCGCAAAGAAGATTTAATAGTTGTCCTACTTGCATAGAAAAAAATGTAACAGCAAGACATATTAAATTTTGTGAAAATAAAAAGGAGAATTCAAATTCAAATTTTAACGCTAGAAAATAAAACATTTTTTTTAAACGATCTACCTGAAGAAATAGACGACGATTTGAGATTTTCAATTCTAGATAATAGCGATAATCAAAATCCTGACTATTTTTTTATACCGTTGATTTTTTTAGAAAGCTTTACCGGCCCAGCCGCTGTATTGCAAATAGGACCAAACGAAATCATTATGCCCCTTGATTGGTGCACAATAGTAGGAGACCCAGAAGGTCCGGATATGGAGGTTCTTCCGTTAACAAGTCTTAACGATAGAGGATTTAAAACATTTTGCTTTAACCCCATTAGCGGATTTAGACCCAATTTCTTAGATATTGATATTATTGATGTATATCAAGAAGTTAAATGGTATTTTCCTAAAATGCGATCAGGACAACTTCTATGCACTCCGCTACATGCAGGTGATAAACCACAATGTGCTTATTTTGTCAAAGAAGTAAGTAGACAAAGTGAACTAGTTGACTACACTAAGTGCTGGTAAATATGGGCAAACTTAAACCAGGTGCTACATATATCTATGAAAAAGCCGACGGCATTATATATGCACGAGAATTTGGTGCCCCTACTAATGAACGATTTGAAATCGGTAGAGATTATGATCGACAAATACAAGATGAACTTGAATTATGGAAAGAAATTATCCACGAATCACGAAATAATCCTGTCTTGCAAAAAGCAATAGAAAAATGTAAAATAATATACAATCTTAGTAAAAAAGAAAAACCGTTATTTTGGCACCCCGTATAATATGGCAACAGCAAAACTTGATATTAAAAGAGAACTCCGCGCAGTAGATACTAAAGATTATAATTTTTATAACAATTTAACTGACGAGGAACGCAAGGCATTTAGTCCTTATATTCTCATGCGCTACACATCAAATGTACAAGGCGATCAAGATATACAAGAATGGTTCCTTGAGATGACTAACGAATGTGTTAATAAACATCATTGGACTTTAAGTAAAAACCATAAATCTCTACTATGGAAATTATTTGCTGCAACTGGTGCCGGTGTTTCTTTGTATCATCCATATTTGGCGGCAGGTAAAAAAGAAAAAGCAAATAAAATAGAAAAGTTACTAGTTGACATTTATCCAAATCGTAAATTAGAAGATATCAAACTGTTGGCCAGTATGATGACTAAAACTGATTGCGAAGAACTATTTGATAAAATGGGATTTGATAAAAAACAACGGAAAGAATACGAGTGATAGCATTAGTCGAACAACTACATATCTGCGTTCATTGTAATAAAAAATTTATGCAACCTAAAACGCTGATCGCGCACATGTGTGAGCGTAAACGTCGAGCATTGCAAAAAGATGAAAAACGTGTTCAGGCCGGCTTTATGGCCTATAATAGATTTTGGCAATTAACACAAAATGCTAAAAAACCCAAAACCTATGACGAATTTGCTAATAGCAGTTATTATAATGCATTTGTAAAATTTGGAAGCTTCATTAATAACGTAAATCCACTCTATCCAGATAAGTTTATTGATTACGTTATTAAAAGCGGAGAAAAATTAGATAACTGGTGTAAAGATAAACTCTATGAATCTTATCTACTCGATGTTCTTAAAACAGAACCAGTCGAATCAGCAGTGCAAAGAACTATACAAACTATGATGGAATGGGCAGAAGAACATGATGCAAATTTTGCACATTACTTTGATTATGTAAGCCTGAATCTTGCGGTACACGATATCCTAAATGGCAAAATCAGTTGTTGGGTAATATTAAATAGCACAGCAGGAAAAACTATGGTTCAAAAAATGAGCGATGAACAAGTAGCAATGATCGCGCCAGTATTTGAAGTTAAACATTGGTTGAAAAAATTTAAAGAATGTCCGGCAGATACTGCATTAGTAAAAGAAATTTGCGATGAGATGGGGATACTATGACAAGATTAGAAGGCTTTGTAGAAAAAGGTTGGGGCCACGAACTTATTTGGGCCACTAACGACAAATACTGTGGTAAACTTTTAAAGTTTAATAAACATGCACGATTTAGTATGCACTTCCATTCGGAAAAAGACGAAACATGGTATGTGTTAGACGGAAAATTTATTGTCCGTTATATTGATACCACTAACGCTTCACAATTAGAAAAAGAATTGAATCCAGGTGATACATGGCGTAATGAACCCTTACTTCCACATCAGATAATTTGCTTAGAAGAAGGTACTATTATAGAAGTTAGTACACCGGATAGCGTAGAAGATAATTATCGAATAGCCAAAGGAGATAGTCAACAATGAAAACAATATATCTTGACATGGACGGAGTAGTCGCCGACTTTAATTCATATGCCAAAAAAGTTCTTAACACTTTAGAAACACATCATAATTGGCCTAAAGAACATTGGCTAAAAATTGGTAGTAATCCAAGACTATATAGAGATTTAGATAAAACCCCCGAAGCGGACGAATTGGTAACATTTTGTCGAAACACATGCAGAGAAAATAATTGGAATTTATTTTTCCTTACAGCAGTGCCTAAAGACGATGATATGCCGTGGGCATATTACGATAAGATACAATGGGTATTAAAATATTACCCAGATATTCCTGTATTTTTTGGACCACATAGTAATGATAAATGGAAACATTGTCAGGTTGGTGATATCCTTATTGACGATAGACCTAGCAATTGCGAAGAATGGAAAAAAGCCGGCGGCGAGGCAATACTACATGTAGGCGATCTAATAGAAACTATTAATAAATTATCTGCACTTTTATGAAAATAGTGGTTAATGGTAGCTTTGACATTTTACACATTGGCCACCTCCGTCTTTTACAATATGCTCATTCTTGGCCCAATTCATATGTACTTGTGCTAATTGATTCTGATCGTAGAATTAGAGAACTAAAAGGAAAAAATCGGCCAATTAATACTGCTTATGAAAGAGCTAATTTTTTAGCCGAATTAAAAAGCGTGGATAGAGTAGAAATCTTCGATACTGATAATGATTTAATAAACTATATTAAAGATTTCGAACCTGATATTATGATTAAAGGTAGTGATTGGCAAGGTGGAAAGATTATTGGCAGTGAATATGTTAAAGAAATAATTTTTTATGACAGATTTAAAGATTACTCAACAACAAACAAAATTAAAAGTATTGCTAATAGACAATAACTGCACAACTACTCTTAAAGAAATTACAAATGGATATTGATATAGATTTTCCCGATCGAAATAAAATATTGGAAATTATCCAATATGTCCCTGCAAGTATTAAAGATAATAATACTTTTAAAAAACATAATACAGGAGTTTACTGTCAACAAATTCCTGTAAATCCAATTACTGGTAAAGAAGCTGAACAAAGAGGATATTTTAAAATAGACTTTTTAAATGTGAATGTCTATAAAGATGTAAAAGATGAAAATCATTTAATTAAACTAATGGAGACTGAACCACTATGGGATCTACTAGAACAAGACGAATTCACCAATCTACTGTTTCATCTAAACGGACATGGGAATATATTGAGGATAATGAAGCCCAAGAATATATCACAACTCGCAGCAGTTCTGGCCTTGATAAGACCAGCCAAAAAACACTTAGTGGGATTAGATTGGGATCAGGTGTTCGCAGAAATTTGGACAAAACCAATAAATGATGAATACTATTTTAAGAAAAGTCATGCCCATAGCTACGCAACTGCTATCGTGGTACAAATGAATTTAATTTGCGAAAATATTAGCTATGATTATTCTTGATGTTTCGTATTAATTGAACACTTTTTCTTTTTACACGCTTTTCTGCTATTTCAATTAAATTCACTGTTGGTCCGAACACTATTTCAACATCCTTGGCATTGAAGGTTTTTATGTAAGGTCTGAATACAATCATTTCTTTCTTTAAGAAAATGTTTATAGGAATCTTACGATTACTTTCCCACCACCAAATTTCGCCCATTTCTAAAAATAAAGCTCTTTCTTTTTCTTCTAATATCATGGCTATATCAT